GTGGGGTTGGCGGGCTCATGTTTGGCCCTAAACAGTGGAACCCCATGCACCCCATGTACGGGAAGCGGTTAAAAGAGGTTCCTGGCCAACGGGGCTTAGATCCTATTACCCGGGGGGAGTATGCGGAGATTAAAGCTGGGATGAAGCCCGGTAAGGCATATAAGGCCACCATGGAAGGGCATACCCTTCCACAGTATTACAAGCGGAAGTTCGTGCCCGGGGGTGTGGTGGGATTTGCTCGGAACCACCCAATCTTGACTGGTGGCGGTGCCCTTCTAGCTTACTACTTAGCGAAAAATCCTGACATGAGGCAGGTGGCGGCTAGCGTAGCCCCGCGCCCTAATACAGATATTTCACCAGAGACTATTCGCCAGTGGCGCTCACCGGATGTAGAAAATCCCTTCCAGAGAAGGGCATGGGGTTAAACATGGATTTAGAACGAAGAATACGATTACTAACTAAATTAGCCGCTTATACGTACGCTGGTGGCACGGGCAAGAAGATCGATGCAGGGAGTGTCGAATCTTATAATGTTGGTACTCGGCGGAAATCACGAAAGCCAAGCTACTCGGCAAGCACGCCCCCAAAGTCAAAATATAAGTTTAAGAGCTTAGAGAATGACCCGCGCCTTGATAAAGCTATCAAGGGGATGTTTCCCAACGCCGACAAAGATATGGGCGCGTCTCCCAAGGGCTCACCCAGTCCCAAGACGCCACCGCCCGCATCAGCACCCAAGAGTGACAATCTGAAAAAGATATTGAACTATTTCAAAGATGTGGGGGGCAAGGCTGTTAATGCTGATGATGTTGCTAAAAGCATCCGAAGTGCTTTGGGTAAAGGTGTTTTGCTTGGCGGAGGGGCACTCGCCACTGCGGCGATGGCAAAGCGAGCCCCCAAGAAAACTCTTATCCAAGAGCTGATAGGTAAAGATACCGTTGGCAGAAAAGCCTTAATGTTTGGTGCTGGCGGTGCCGCTCTCGCTGGAGGGATCAAAGGCGTAGAGGGGATGCAAGAGCTAATAGCGGAGCCTCTGAAGAAGAAGAAATACTTTAACAAGATGATGGACGAGAATCCTGGTCTAAAAAAAGAGCGTCCAGGGGATGTTTCCAAGATTTTTAGAACCCTCTATAAGTTTAACCCAGTAATGGCTAGTGATCCTCTTGTAGCGGGCTCCTTCCTAAAAAGATCCTTACAGTTCAAAGATGAGGGCATCCAACCAATCGATATAAAAACTCTTACAGAGGTCTCGAAGCACTTGAGTGACTCAAAGAGGAAGGACAGCCTTCTTCGAGGTGCTTTTGCGGGCACTGGTGCCGAGCTTCTAAGCTACGCGGGTTAACCTATGCCCGAGCCGAAAGCCGAAAGCAGCTTCCCCCTGTCCAGGATGGCCACCAATCCTGTTGGCAAGTTCGTGTCTGGTGCGGGCTCCACTGCCTTAGTGATGTTGGCTATCAGGAAGGCCCTGGGAACGGAGGCCTCGAAGCGGTTTTTTACTAGGTTAGGGGTTAAGAATACTTTAGGGAAGGGTGCGACTAACAAGCAAATAGCGACAACTGCAGGGCTCTCAGGAGCCTTGGCGGGGATTATCGCCTACCCTGAACGTGAGATATATGCGCGGGGGCTTGTTAATAAGTTAAAGTCTGGTCGTGGTGGCTTTGTGGGGCAGGAGATGTCCAAGCTAATAAGGGGCAGCGCCCCGAAGAAAGGTACCGGCGGGGTGGGCAGCCTTTCGGAGGCATACATAAGCCCAAGTACTCATGCCCTGGGTCGTGCAGCAATCGGTCTATTGACTGGCGGCCCAACAGGGGCTCTGACAGAGGGAGCCACTGGGGCTTTAGGGACTGCGCTGACTAGGCCTATTTGGGCCCGCGCACTTGCCGGTAGGATACGAAAAGGTGATAAACTCACGCGTAGTGAAAAAAGACTTGTTAATATCCTTCAACGCAGGAACCAAAGCAGGTAATATATACAAAGGTAGAAGGTCGCGACAAATATGCTTAAGTTACTTACATTCCCAGGCTCCGATGAAGATGGAAACATCTTTGTACAGGCCATTAATCCGTCAATTGGATTTGTTAAGACGGCTTTTTGCAGCAGCCTACATCCCCAAATTTCTTCATACATCGATGATATTAAACCCAGTGACGGCCATCTGTACGTTCTAGTAAACGCTCTAGGGGCCGGTGAGTATTATGGCAGTAATATTAACGGTGATTATTTTGAGGAGAAGGAGCTAAACCCCACAGACCCTACCTGTAATTCTGGGCACAAAACATTTACTGACGCGGGTATATACCGACACCACAAAAACAAAGACATAGAGCGCTCTGTCGGCAAAGTGGTCCATACTATTTATAATCCTGTGATGCACCGGGTTGAGTTAATCTTGATGATTGACAGAGCCAAGGCTGAGGCTGAAGGCCACGGGGACCTTGTGCGAAAATTAGACGCTGGCGAAAACCCTGCAGTTAGTATGGGTTGTCGCGTTAAATATGATATCTGCTCTATCTGTGGCCATAAGTCCAAGACCCGGGCGGACTACTGCGCTCATACAAAGACCATGATGGGCAAAACATTCCCGGATGGCCGCAAAGTCTTTGTCTACAACCCAAAGCCTAAGTTTTTCGACCTTAGCTTTGTTGTTATTGGTGCTGACCGCACTAGCTATGCGATGGCAAAAGTGGCTTCCATCTACGGCACCTCCTCCGCAGCTGCAGCAGAAGACGCAGGCATCCGAGACGGGTACGCGGTACAAGTTCTGAAGGAGAAGATGGCTGCGCGGAGTAAAATATCAACTATTCTTAAAGAGGTACCAGCGCTCTCTGCACGAGTTATGCCCCACATAGAACGCCATGAGCCTGATATTTCTAGTAATATTTTGGATAGGATGGCAAAAAGCCCCATTGAGAAAGCGCTGACAACCTCCGCGTCAGCAGGGATAGTTCTCAAGCCAAAAGAGTTTCAGAGGATTATCCTCATAAGGATTGGTAAGAAGCCTTTGGCCGACAGGCTGTCTGCGGCAAATCATACGTTTGCGCCGTCCGGAGATGTAGACAGAAGTATCCAGATTGGGAATCGTAGCCAGTTCTCGTGCCCAATTAAAGATATGCTTATGGACATTATACCAAAACGTAGTATGTTTGGCCCTGTTATTACAAGGCGTATAATGATTATTAGAACTTCCCCACCTTCCACAAGCCAGCTATCTCCGGGTATGCTTAGCCTGCACAAAGAGGGGCAAGTGAGCAATATTGATATTAGTCCTGACGAAAAGATCCTTCTTAAAGGTATTGCAGCAGGATACAATGGTTATCGTGAGCAATTGATGGACAAAATAGGTTCCATTGTTGCTCATATTACAAGTGATGATATAGGATTACTCTCGGCCATTAACGGCCCAGGTCTGGAAGATGAGTTTATGATGGGTTCTCAACTAACAAAAACAGCTAAGCTGCCTTTAGCGTTGGTTGGTGTTTTGCCCATGGCTTATCTTTACGGTGCGCACGTAAGAGGCAAAAGACGGCGTACTCACCAGAAAACTGGTCCGCTTGATAGGTTTATCGAGAGGCATCCAATCTTGGCCACATCGGTCTTTGTAGGTCTTACCCGTTTGGGTATGGGCTTTAAAAGTTCGGGTATGTTTGACAAGTCGTTGAACAATCTTGCGGTCAAGTTTTCTTAGTCCAGGGGTATCTAGATGAAATTTTTTATCAGAGACGATGCTGGGACGCAGTCAAAACCGAAAATTCTTAAGGAGAATTAAAATGAACGAACTGCTAGCACAAGCATATGGTACCCAGGGAAACATTGACACCAATTCTGGTGTTGAAAAAACTGCTGAGGCCGCACTGTTGGAAGAACTCGAGAAGGTCGCAGCCGCAGAAGGTATTGATCTTAATGAGTTTAATGATGATGACATTCTTGAAATCTTGCAAGAAGCTATGGGTGGAGAAGTTGAAAAGACTGCCGCTGCTGCTGACGCTGCTCCTGAAGCAGGTGAAGAAGATGAAAGCCAAGTTAAGCTTGCAGAAGCTGACTTTCTTGGCCGAACGATGGCACACGCTTTCTACGACGAACTCACTTCGATTCAGCAGGGTGGTACTGAAAAAACCGCCTCTGGTCGCCCCAGTGATCGATTCTTGAAGACTGCAAGCGAAGAAGAAGCGCCTGCGGCAACCCAAGAAGTCGATCCTGAGTTTGCACAGGCTTTTGAGCAAGCTTCTATGGAGCGCGCCCAAGAGATTCTGACTTTCCTCGACACAGGAACTGTTAAGCAATCTTCCGCTGCTATTGATGATGAGCAACTAGATAACGCTGTAACTGAGCGCGCTGGCGAAATGCTTGCCGAAGCTGGTTATGACGTTGACGCTATTGCGCAGCATCTACAGCAGTAAGAGTGCATGAATGAAGCCTGCTGCAGTCAAAGCTCTAAAAGCGAAGTTTCACTCTGCTAATAAAGTAGGAAAAGAAACTTTGTCCAAAAGCTGGTCTCTTTTAAAAGAGAAACCAGCAGAGGCTGCCTTGTTCACATTGCTAGCTGCTAGTATTATGAAGAAGGTGAAGAGCGAGACCGGCAAACAGGTTTAATGGGAGGTCCCGCCCGTTGTGGGTGGGGCCGCTCTTAACAGGAGGAACCACTAAATGTCTTCATTAAATAATCTAATAGATAAGCTTGCTGGGGCCGGTTCTTCTGCTGTAGTCGAATCTGAAAAACCTAACGAAAACAGTGTTGGTTTGACAGATCCGGTATACGTAGAAAAGTTAGCCTCGGCGGTAGATTTTATTATCGATAATTTAGACGCTGTTTCAGCCCCTGCTGACACAAGCGCTGACCAAGAACTTAGCAAAGAAGCCGTTGGGAGGGACCCCGTAACAGGGAGGTTCACCTCAGACGCACCCAAAGAAGAGCCACAAACAGTTGCGGAAGATAACGTAGTTAATCTTGCGGACGTTTCTAGTCGGTTACGGGAGGGTCTACGGTCACGAATTTCTGCCAAGCAGGAAGTCGTAGAAGAAGAGAAGGAACAGGAAAGTAAGGCCGATGAGGCCAAAGAAGAAATGTTCCAAAACGTTTTAGGTAAGCTCAGAAATCTGAAGTCCGACGAAAGTGATTCGGATGAGGCAGACAAATCTGAGTCTGACACTTTTTACAGCAGTACCTCCGAAGACCCTGTGTCTGAAGAGGACATCTTTAACGTCGGGAAAACTGCACCCGACGAACCAGAAGAGCCAGCTTCAAATGAAGCTGATGGTGAGGCGGCGGTGAAGGCAGCTAGTGCTGGCCAAAGCCTTGCTGATGTGTTGAATGCAGCACTCAGCTCTGATGAGCAATTTGGCGAGAGTACCCTACAAGGTGCGGAGACCGGCGAGGTTCACGGTAGCGAAGGGCCCATGGCTCGTAAACAGGCCACTGACAATCTGAAAAGAAAGTTGATGGCCCAGATTGGTAAGGAGGCATAATCATGAGTTCAATCGACAAAAACTCAGCTCAAGAAGTCCTCAGCCAAGTTCCGCAGACTCTGCGTAAATTGGTGGAGGAAAATCAAAAGTTGGCAAGTGCTCTGCAAGAGTACCAAAAACGAGATGAGGCGGAAGAGGTTGTATCTATGATGGATGCTCGAGGTTTCTCTGATAATTCTGTTCCTTTTAAGCAGAAGGTAGCTGCATTGCTGGCTTCTAAAAAGGACTTGCGGATTGTTAAAGAGGCGTTGGCCCTATCCCCACCTGATCTGTCTTTCGCGTCAATTTCAGATGTGCCTGAAGCTGATGCAGCTAGTGCTTTCGAGAATTTTCTTCTCGGAAGTGAATAAACGTTAACAACTAAGGAGAGTTAAAATGGCAACATTTAGCGCAGTCCGAAGGCGTAACGTCAGCCCAACTTCGTCTACATTAAAAGTGCAAACTCGCGACGTAGATTGTAGTGGAATGACTGCAGCGCCTGAAGATGGTGAATTTGTTCCGCAGGATGGGGACCCTCAGGCCCTCATCTATCATGACGCGGTCCTAGCCAATGTTACGGCCCTCGACGCCAATGCCTCTAGTTTGGCAATGGTGTGGGGATCAGCATTACGTTCGGATCGTCAAGCACTTGGGGACACTCGTGTCGCCACGTTAGCACACGGTGAAATTGAGGTTGATTGCGCTCTGTACGAAGCTACGGCTGGTACAATTGCAGCTGAGTTCCCTATCGGGTCTTCAGTGAGTGTCATTCAATCGACAACAGCCGTTGCTGGCGCAACTGGGCGTCTTGTCTTGGCGTCTATGAAGGCGACTGGCCCTGCCGTAGCTGATATGCTGCATGGTTGGTCTGTTGGATATGTCGTTGGTCATAACGGAAATGGGGCTTTGGCTCCCGCCGATGATCGTCCAATCAAAGTACATTTGTACGAAAAACCCCGATTCGTCGGTCAACTTAGCTAAGGAAGGAGGATATTATGTCTAGTGTACCTAGTGACGTCCTCAACGAGCTTTTCGTAAGTAAGCTCGATACCGAGGCTGGAAAAGAAAAAATTGCTGCCCTGGGTGGCGATTACATCCGAGACCGTCTGCGTGAGGAAAGCTTTGCTCGCAAAGTACTCCCCCCGAAGTCGGTAAGCCGATCTGACCTTCAGGTCAGTGTAAACCACGATACGCTTGTTAAGATCGTTGAAGTGGAACCAACAAGCCGTGCTATGAGTATGTCTTTCCGTGGTCAACCCACGGTTCGATACTACACTGGCCCGCGCTTTGAAGTACCATTCCATACGGTTGGCTCGCAGCGTTTTGAACAAACTGAACAAGAGCTTATGGCCTATGTGATGCCAATCACGCAGATTATTAAGCGTAATATCGTCAACGACATTCAGGAGATTGAAGACCGTGTCTTCTTGACCCATGTCGAGTCGGCTTGTCAGTCATTGCAGCAGGATGCGCAGGGCCTTGTGTTCGGTGCTACCTATGCTGACGCTGATGCGTTCACGGCGTTTAACCTTGACCCCGCTGGTGGTGGTACCATTACCGCTCAAGTAGGCAAGGTGAAAGCTGCTGCGTTGTTCCCATCGACAGTTGGTGGCGCTGCCGCAGGTTGCGATGAGGCGGTAATTGTACCGGTTGACAAAGCGGACCTGATTGCGTTGTTCCAAACGTTCACGGGTAGCAGCGCTGTTGGCGCAGGTACTCGCGGTTCTCGTATGCGGTGCGATCAGTTTCTGCTGACCGACACTGACTTCGAGGATATCAATGCGTGGTTGCACAATGACCTTGGCGACAAGATCATTGCTGAGAATGTGGTTGACGGGTACAAGCACAGCACGGTCATTGGCCGTAAGTTTGTTCGTACTTTGAAAACTGACATCCTCCGTCCAGGTAATATTTATGCGTTCACAGCGCCTGAATATCTGGGTGGCTTCTTGCTCCTCAACAAGACGAAGTTCTACGCTGACAAAGAGCGTAACCGAATCTCGTTTGAGGCTTGGGAAGACATTGGCATGTACATTGGTAATGTTGCCGGTGTTCGTAAGTTGGAGCTGTATGCTGGTTCTGTTGACCCGCTTACTACCCCCGCTAACAACGCAGCTACGCAGCGTGACCGATTGCCTGTCGCTGAGGAAGATCTCGGCGCTCGTAACCACCTTGTGGATGAAGGCCAGACCTTCCCGCAGGTTACGCAGTTCTAAGTCGTGTTATTTTAGGTATCCCCCCAGGCTTCCTGGGGGGTGCCTCTTTATTGTTCAGGAGAAAGTAATGCCTTATCAAATTACAAATGTATTAGATAGCCGGAAAGGTCCAGCTAAGGCGGCCTATAAGAAAGACCCTGTGGTGAGAAAAGCTTCCGCAGTTGGCCGTATTGCGATTGGCACGTGGCGCATTAAGACTGGTGGCAAGATCACCATCGGTGATGCCGCATATAAAGCCAACAAAGATTTAATTGACAAGTACGCTGCTCATGGCGTTATCGAATTGCTGGCGATTGGTGGAGCACCCGCGCAGGTAGAGACCCCGTCTCCCAAGAAGGCCTCTTCTCCTAAGCCGCCCGCATCTTTACCAACAAAAGAGGACTCCACTGATAAAAAAGCGAGTACTCCCGAGGCGTCACCGGTGAGCGCAAAAGAGTCTGGTAAGGGTGCGGTTATTTCAAAGACTGCTTCTAAGGCGGAGGCCCCTAAAAAGGAACCTGCTAAAAAGAAGGCGTCCAAGAAAGATAAAAAAAGCAAGCCAGGGGATAGCAACTAATGTTTATCCGCTGCGAAAAATATCCCCTCCGTATTGGTGGGGACTACGTAAAAGTAGGGGACACGGTGGAAGTATCCGACGACCTACTTGCGCAGCTTAAGCCGCTTGTTGATCGAGGGCTGCTCTCTTTACATGAGAGAGATGCTGCCGCAGCACGAAAAGTCCGTAAGGACGCTAAGGGCCCCGTGCCGAAAAAGAAGCCTACCCGAGCAAGAACTGAGGACGGGGAATTTATTGCGGACGATAAATCAACGCCTGATGTCGATGAAGCATGGGTTGGTGGGCAGGCTCCGACTAATATAAACTCACTAAGAAAAGCCCAACTGGTCTCTCTTGCCAAAAGCTTAAAGTTGCCCCTGAGCGGGAGCGAGACAAAGACGGTTTTGATTAAGCAGATCAAAGAAGCCCGTGGAGAATAGTG